TTTATTTATTTATTTATATATAAATAGTTGTTACACTTGTGAACTCTTTGAGCTAAATGTGCTTCAATACTGAATCTAAATCGTGAACAACCTGCTTCACAACCTACTTCACAACCTCAGGGGCTACATCACTTGTGAACTGTCTCAAGTAGGCTCGCTGTCTTCCATACATCTTGCTCGTTACGATTTTTTCACTGCGAGTCCAACCCTCTATGCGAGACATTATGCTGGAGATTGCATATGAGTCTGACGGCTTCATTGCTTCTTTTGCATTCCCGAAACACTCGCACCATATCTCCATGTTCGAGACGGTCTGACGCTCTACCGTTCCTTCCCCGCATGTAAAATTGTCTCCCCACAGATATTCCTTACGCGAATACAAATCCATGCTGTCCCACTTCTCCGGCAAAAGCGTATCTAAGTACATTCGCACTAACCCTTCTCTTTCGTCACGCTCCATTGCGCGGCTCTGTTCCCGCCTCGCTATGCTTTCCACGTCTCCCGTCAGATAAAGCTCTTCTCCCGATTTCACTTTCACAAGAACTTCTGCCCAGATTTGATTTATGTCTTCCTGCGTCAATTCCCACGGTTTGCGCTCCGCTCCTCCCGGCACCGGCACAACCCAGTAACGCCTATTGCCCGTTACGTCACGAAGGAATCCATCCTCAGCATTTGTTGTTCCGAAGAACACGCACTGACGAGGATGAGGCGTTACTCTTCTCCCGAATGCTGCTCGGTATTTGTCGTCTTGGCGTGAAATGAAGCTCTTGACTTTTTCGAGGTCTGCCTTTCTCATTCCCGCCATCTCTCCGATTTCGTGTATCCAGTACCCTTGCAGTTTTTCCGCCGCCGTCTTGTCATTCATGTCCGACAGTGTCAGTGAGTCTGAAAACCACTCCATTCCAAGTTTCGCTATTAATGTGCTTTTCCCTATTCCCTGCGGGCCGTTCAGTATTAATATGCAGTCAAACTTTATTCCCGGCTTGTTTATCCTCTTCACCGCAGCGCATAGTGTCTTCCGTGTCACCGCCCGCACATACTCGTTGTCTGAAGCTCCAAGATAGTCAATCAGCAGTGTGTCCACACGCGCAACTCCGTCCCACGCGGGTAGACCCGACAGATAATCTTTTATCGGGTGATAACTTCTGTCATCCGCGAACTTTGTCACTGCTATGTTGTAATTCCTCTCCGAGAACATTCCGTAGTTCTGTTCTACATACCACTCTAACTGCGCGTCATCTGAATCACGCCAAAAGCCTCTGTTCCGCCACGGCACTGGGCCGGCTATCTCCATGCTGTCCGCTAGCTCGTTGAATACTATGCTTTTCATGTATTCATCATTCGCCATTATCAGCCCAAGATTACGCAGCGTGTTCTTAATGCCTCCGCGCCGGTTTCGCTCAAGACTCTTCTCCCAGTCGTCTTCCTCCTCGAACACACGCCGCGCTTCTTCCTGCTGCTCCTCAAGCAATAGCTGGCTCACTTCGGGCTGTGAAGCTGCCCACTCCGCCATTCGCTCAAACGATTTCTCTTCATCCTCAAACTTGTGTATTCTAACTATGTCAAACGCATTTGCCTCGACATGGTATGCTGGGTCGGTCGCGTGGTTCGAGTACGCCCATCTGTCTTCGTATATCAGCACTCCGGGCAGCCCGCTTCCGCTCCTCAGCCTGTAGCGGTTCTCTTCTACTCGCTCATACACATCTCCAAGATATTTATCTATCGCATTCTGCACTGTCCCCATTGCTCGGCAGAACGTTCCTACTATGCCCTTCTTCGTCAGCGGGTCTTCCGCTTTCTTCCCTGAATGAAGCGGCTTCTCCTTCACCGTTATTGGCAGTGTCGTAGGGTCTTCCCAGTTAGGATATTTCGCCAAGAATGCGTCAGGGTCGAAGATTTCTCCCTCTACCTCACGGTACACATATTCACCATCCATCGGCGCGGTAGGCCAGTACATTAACTGCGACGGCACAAACGAACACGGGTCAAACTGGTTTATTCCAACCTCAGCAGCGTAAAGCCTCGTTATTGCTTGGTATTCCTCCGGCGTTATATCCCTCTTTAACGGCAATATTATCCTCAATCTAGGCTCTTCCGGTGTGTGAGAATGCGTACTGTAAATCAGCGTCAAGTATTCTCCACATGAGAATGTCCGCGAGGCGTTATCTACGTCCAGCGTCAGCATTGAGCGGCTTATCACCGTTGACGCTCTTCGTATGCCGTCTTTCAGCACTCCGCACACAAATCCGCCCTTGTCTTTCACTATTGCTCGGCTTGCGGGTTTCATTCTGTGGTATTCGCTCACCGTCTCTGCCGTCCTCAGCGGACTGCTCAAACGCCTTCTCAGCTCACTAAGCGTTATCGTTGTGTTTTTCCATTTACGCGCTTTCCGGCTTTCTCCGTAGGCTACCGCGTATTCTTTCTCTGATTCCATGCGTCTCTCGCTCCTATCTCAGTATCATTTCCGTCTGTTCGCGCCCAGCAGTCTACGCACCGTACATAAATCCATTCCTGCGACTCGTCTTCCTCTTCGTACACTTCTGCTTCCCCTCCGCAGAACGGGCAGGGCTTCAGCTCTGGCATTTCTGGCTCTTTCCCGTTTATCCTATCAAGCACTGCTGTTATTTCTGACTTCGATATGTCATCTCCGTTAGCTATTCCTTCAAGAAGCCGGTGCATTTCCGGCGCGTTCTCTACTAGTCTAGCGTTACGGTATGACTTTTCAGGGTTATATACATTCCTCATTGACGCTCCGAACACTGCCGCTATCGCCTCTCCGTCTTCCTTTATCAGTCCGCTTGACTTTTCCCATTCCCATTTCATTTACCTTTCCTCCTTAAACAAAAAGCGGAAGGTTTCTCTCCTTCCGCTCCGCATTACTCCGTTCCTTCTCGACCCGAAGGCTCTCCGTACATTACTGCGTCTAGCACTTCTATACACTTGCTCAGTAATCTCTGGGTGCAGATGTTCACCGCTATACTCGATACTAGCGTTATTCCCAACATGAACGCTAGTATCCCAAGCATTATGTCCGTCATAGCTTCACCTCCTTTCCCGCTCGCCTGTTCCAGAAATCTATTGCTTTCTCTGGCAGCATGTGGCACTCGTCATTGTCAAAGCTCACAACTGCTCCACAGAACGGGTTTCCGCATTTCATAAATACTATCGGTGCGCCTATTATTCCCCGCGTGTAGCTCACTAATTTACTTCCGCAGAACGGACACGGCTTCATTCGTCTCACCCCTTTACCCGGTCTATGAGACTCTGATACTCTCGAATTTCACTCAGGATTCGCGGGGCTTTTCCCCGCGTCTCATTCTCTCCGCCTGCCCTGTGCAATGCTTCATAGGCATAATCAAGCAAATCACATACTGCCTCATACAGCTCCGGCGCGGCTGCCATCAGTCTCGCATTCGCTTTCTGCACTTCTATTGCTTCCTCAGAGCTGAGATTCAATTCCCCCGTCAGATAGCTCCATCCACGCATCTGCGCCACCATCATCAGACCTTCTGGCACTCTCGTGAACACATATTCACCTTCTGTGTCTGCTTCCCACTTGCCCGGTGTTATCATTCTTCCTCCTCGGACAGTTCCGTGAAGTCTCCTTCTTCGTGAAACACACGCCTCAGGTAATCTTTACCGCCGTCTACCGCCACTCGCCCGCATGAACAGCGCACAAAATCATGCCGGTATTCGCTCTCGATTATGTCTCCGCAGTTATTGCACTTCACTGCATTCCTCAGTATTTTTCCCATTCTGACTCCTCATCTTGGCTCTCGTTCCATACTTCTCAAAATACACGCTAATGTGCCGCATGAAAAGCACTTCACATCTCGCTCACTAGCATTCTCCATCTACTTTATGAAGCTTTCATTTCATTCTGTCCACTCCCTTTTCATTGCTTCTTCGTCTTCCGACAATCCCATGCAGAAGTACAGTATCTCGCGGCACTGCTTCAGCAAATAATGTGTGTGTAGATTTACCGCTAGTGCCATTCCTACAAGAAACACCGTTCATACCATCGCTCCCGTTATCATTCTTCTACCTCCGTTACTTTTTCTCCTGTCCCACGTTCCAGCCAGTCCGCAACAAGATGACGGTGGCAGAATTTCCCGGCCTTTTCCCAGCAGAGCAACACAGAGCCGTCAAGCTCCTTATAAACTTTCACAGGGTCAAGCCTTGAAAGTATCTGCGAGGT